AATACTTTACTCACCATTTCTAAGATCACTAACGAAGCGTTGATGGTCTTAGAGAATGAATTAACATTTACATCAGAAGTAGATCGTAACTACGATGATCAATTTGCAGTAGTTGGCGCAAAAATTGGCGCAACTGTGAACGTTCGTAGACCTGGTCGTTTCATCGGTACAACTGGCCCAGCTTTGAACGTAGAGGACTTGAACGAAACTTCAGTACCTGTAACGCTTTCAACTCAGTTCCACGTTGATACACAATTTACAACACAAGACTTGGCTCTTTCATTGGATATGTTCTCAGATCGTATCTTGAAACCAGCCGTTGCAGCTATTGCCAACAAGATTGACTTTGATGGTACAACTACTGCTGCTTTGAATACAGCTAACATCGTAGGCACTGCTGGTGCACCACCAACAGGCTTAGGTACTTGGTTGCAAGCACAAGCATATCTTGACTCTGAAGGTGCTCCTCGTGATGGCCGCCGTTCAGCTATTATTGAGCCATTCACATCAGCTTCAACTGTTGACAGCTTAAAAGGTTTGTTCGTTCCTACAGAACAAATCTCTAGCCAATACACTAAAGGTTTGATGGGTCGTGACTCTGGTGGTATGAACTGGAAATTAGACCAAAACATTGTGTCACAAACTTTCGGTAACTTCTCATCATCAACAGTAACTGCTTCTGTAAACACAACTACAGCAACAGGCTTCTTGACTTCTGGTTGGGCACAAACATCAACAATCACTTTGACTGCTGCTAACACAGGCACAATCAACTTGAACGCTGGTGATACATTCCAAATTGCTGGGGTGTATGCAGTCAACCCACAAAATCGTCAAGCATACGGCACAAACAAACTACGTTCATTCGTAGTTAAATCTGCTGTTTCTGTAGCATCTGGTTCAAGCGTTTCAGTAACTGTATCTCCAGCGATTATTTCTGCTGGTCAGTTCCAAAACGTAAGCATTCCAACTACATCAAGCACAGCTGCTGTGACATTCTTTGCTTCACAATACAATGCAAGTGGTAGCGGTATCGTTTCACCACAAAACATCGTAATGCACCGCAATGCGTTCACATTGGCAACTGCTGACTTGGAATTGCCAGAGGGTGTTCACTTTGCTGGTCGTGCATCAGATAAAGAAGTGGGTCTATCATTGCGTGTTGTTCGTCAATACACAATTAACAACGACTCAATTCCAACTCGTGTAGACGTATTGTATGGTTGGGCTCCTCTATATCCAGAACTTGCTTGCCGAGTTTCAGCTTAATTAACGGATAAAGAAAAGGAAAACTATTATGTCTAATCCAGGTCCAGCAGTCACCAATACCACCCACCCATCCAATCTCAATAGCCAACAGGCTTTGCGTGTTTTGGGTGTTCTTAAGGGTGTTTCTACAGCGGCAGCAGCAGACTTTGCTGTTCAAATTAACAACAGCGCACTTTATGTTCCTGTATCAGTAGTTGTAGCTAACGCTAACAACAATGGTGCAACACAATCTGTAGCTTCTGTGAACTTGGGTGTTTACACTGCAACCGCTAAAAATGGTTCAGCAGTTTTGACAGCAGCAGCATTAACTAGTCAAACAACACCAGCTTATGTAACTATCTCTGCGGCTACAAATCCAAATACAGCTTTGTCTGCACAAACTGTATATGTAAATATTTCTACAGCTTTTGCTACTGCAACTGTTGATGTTTATATTTACGGATATGACTTAACCCCAGGCTATTACTAAGCAATAAAATGAAGTAAAAAAGAAAAGAAGCCATGCTTAAAAGTGTGGCTTTTTTTCTTTAAAGCCCTATAATTAACTAACCTTATCAAGAGGAAAAATCATGTCATCTACTACTATTAATCGTGGCAATGCGCTATCAACGACATACGTTGGAATTAACATTACTCCATCTGCTGTAGCAACAGTAACAACAGCAACACAAACATTTTCTTTGCCTGGCTTACAAACTACTGACATTGTTACAGTAATTGGTTACAACGGCACACAAACAGCAGGCATTATTATTGCTGAAGCTGATTGTTTGACACCTAATGTTATTTCAATCCAATTTGGTAATGTAACTGCTGGTTCAGTAACACCTGCATCAGGCATTTATACAGTTCAAGTTGTACGACCAGAAGGTTCATTACCAGCTACTGCTGTTTAAGGAAAAATCATGGCTTATAATTCACCATTTACCCCTTGGGGGTCGACTTACCTAGTTGGTAACGCTGCTGCGGTACAGGTTAAAACGTCTAACAACGTTTATCCTACAAGCTATCGCATTGTGAACGTTACTTCTAGTTTAATTCGTGTGTCATGGCAACCACCAGAGCCAGGCGATTTAGCTGTAACATTGGCAGTAACTGCACCAACATTGGGCGCACCATCTGCTAATACTATTTCTATTCCTGCTAACGGGGTTGCTGTTATTGGCGGTTTGCCACCTAATGGCTGGTTCTTGTCTAGCGCAGCAACAAGCGCAGAAATTACTCCAGGCGAAGGGATTTCATAATGAGTTCAAACCAAGTAGCATCAACAGTTACCAATAACATTTTGCCAGTACAAGCTCAGTACAATGTAAACAATGTATGTACAGGTTTAATTGGTCAAGGTGGGAATCAGTTACTTGCGCCTTATAACGCAAGTTCTATTTCTTTAAATGGTAATTTATTAGCAACAACAACATCATTACCTACTATTAGCAGTGGTTTTGGTACTAACCCTACAATTTCAGCAACAAGCACTTTTGTGTTTAAAATTGTTGTTGGTACAGGTGGGGCTGCAAATGGCACTATTACTTTACCAACAGCACCAAATGGTTGGCTAGCTTTTGCTGCTGATGTAACAAGTGGTAGTACATTGTTTTTACAATTAACTGGAAGCACAGCAACTTCAGTCACATTTACTAGCTTTTCTGTAACAACAGGTGCGGCTGCTAATATGTCTGCTGGTGATGTAATTTTAGTTAATGCAATAGCATATTAAGGAAACACATGGCTGGCCCTAGTTCAACTGTAGACCAAAATTTACTGCCTGTTCAAGCGTACTTTGACGTTTACGGCAACTTTCAGACTTTTATCGGTCAGGGTCAGCCTTTTTATGCTTCCATCAATCCTAGTCAATCAGGATTAAATATAACCAATAGTACGATTAATAATACGACAATTGGTGCGACCACTCCCTCAACGGGAGTTTTTACTAATGTTCTAACGACAACAGGTCAAGTAAACACAACACCTAGTGGCAATACCGACATAACAAATAAATTTTATGTAGACACAGTCGCACAAGGTCTTGGCCCTAAAGCAGCGTGTAAATGTGCAACTTTAACCAACATTACGCTATCAGGTTTACAAACTATTGATGGCTATACTACGTTGGCTGGCGATAGAGTATTAGTAAAAAATCAAGGTTCTAGTCAATACAATGGTATTTATAACGCTTCTGCAAGTGCTTGGACTCGTGCAACCGATATGGATGTATGGTCAGAAGTGCCAGGCGCATACACAGTTGTTTTAAATGGATCACAAGCTAATACTGCATGGGTATCAACATCTGCCGACACAGGCACGATTAATGTCACACCGATTACTTGGGTATTATTCTCTGGAGTTTCTACTTATACCGCAGGAACAGGCTTAACTTTAGTAGCCAATCAATTTTCTATTACCAATACAACAGTAACGGCTGGTGCTTATGGTTCAGCAAGCCAATCTTTAAGCGCAACTGTTAATGCTCAAGGTCAATTAACCGCTTTATCTGCACAAGCTATTGCTATTGCTGCTAGTCAAATCACCAGCGGAACAATTGCATCTAGCTTAATTAGTGGTTCATACACAGGCATTACAGGGGTTGGAACGCTAACCTCAGGTACTTGGAACGCAACACCTATTGCTAACAGTTATTTGGCTAATTCAGCTATTACCATTAATGGCACAAGCACAAGTCTTGGCGGTTCGATCAATGTAGGAACGGTAACCAGCGTAGGAGCAACAAGCCCAGTAGTTTCTAGCGGTGGCAATACACCTACGATTTCTATACCAGCAGCCACAACAAGCGTAAGTGGCTACCTTACAAGCACAGATTGGAACACTTTTAACAGCAAAGGTAGCGGCACAGTAACCAGCGTTAGCGGAACTGCGCC